GCGCTCACCGATTTCAGATACGTCAGACCGATCTGGAGAAAGAACGCAGAGGAAGAGAGGTTGCTGGGTGTCAGCTTCACGGGAGTGTTTGACTGCCCAACGGTGCTCAACGCTACCCCGAATCAACTGGAAGAGTGGAGGACATCCGCTATCAATGTAAACGAGAAGTGGGCTAGGCAACTAGGTATCAATCCGTCTACAGCTATCACCTGCATCAAGCCATCTGGGACTGTGAGTCAGCTTACTGGAGTGGCTGGGTCTGGCCTGCATCCCTCGTACTCCAAGTGGTACATCCGAAGGATTAGACAGGACAAAAAAGACCCACTCAATCAGGCTATAATGGACGCAGGGGTCGAGTATGAGGAAGACCCATACAACAAGGAGGCTATAGTGTTCTCCTTCCCTATGAAGGCTCCTGCTAGGTCCAGAACAAGGCATGATGTTACTGCTATCCAGCATCTTGAGATATGGAAGAAGTTTGCCCTTCACTGGTGTGAGCATAAGCCAAGTGCTACCATCTACGTTGGAGAGGCCGAGTGGATGGAGGTGGGGGCTTGGTGCTACAAGAACTTTGATATACTCAGCGGAGTAAGCTTCCTGCCAAGGGCTGATGACGCTCACTCATACGAATCCGCTCCTTATGAAGAGATAACCAAGGAAGAGTACTCTATGTTTCCAAGGGCCACCCCAATAGACTGGTCCTCGGTGAGAGAGGAGGAAGATAACACCATCGGTAGCCAAGAGTTGGCTTGCACCGGAGACAAATGTGAGATATAGCTATGCCAGAAGATAAAAGATGGGCTTGCAATGACTGCGGTTACATTATGTATGGCGAAGAGCCTGATTTCTGTGAGAACTGCAGCGGTGAAGACATAGAAGAAGACGGAGGTGAATATGAGTAACCCATATTGCAGATTTAATCACGGTAAAATGTTACAGACTCGCGGAAAATTCTCTAAAAGAGATGGAGGGCTAAGACAATACTACCACTGTCGAAACTCTTCCTGTAGTTACACCGCGCTTGAGCCTAGATTTGATGCCAAATTTTTTAAAGAGTTCGGGGATGACTACTATGAAAAAAAGGCTATTGAGGAAGGAATAATGGGAGTTGAGGATGATGACAAACATCTTGCCTGCTCTAATTATCCCAACTGTGACATAGAAGGATGCGGAGAACACTAATATGAATCTGATGATTATCCCTGATGCTCACGTTCATCCGGATTACAATAACGAGAGGTTCAGGGCGGTAGGTCGGTTGCTCATGGAAGAGCAGCCTGAGTGCGTGGTTTGCTTGGGTGATCTGGCTGACCTGCCGTCCCTGTCCTCGTATGATAGGGGAACCAAAGGGTTCGAGGGAAGACGATATAAAAAAGATGTTGAATCCGCTATCGACGCACAGGAACTCCTGTTCGCTGAGATGAACAGATTCAACTCAAGAAAAAGAAAGAACGGCAAGAAGCAATATAGGCCGCGCCTAGTGATGTGTTTAGGCAATCATGAGGATAGAATAACTAGAGCCATCAATTCTCAAGCGGAATTAGATGGGACTATCGGGATAGAAGACCTCCAGTATGAAGGGTTCGGGTGGGAAGTTGTACCCTTCAAGAGGTGTATTACGATAGGAGAAATCACCTTCTCTCACTATTTCACTACTGGAGTCTCCGGCAGGCCCATATCTAGCATCCACATCGGGCATACACTTGTCACTAAGCTTCATTGCTCCGCCGTTCAAGGTCATTCGCATCTGTACAACCACGCAGAACACACTCGTCCTGACGGGCAAAAAATATTCGGCCTGTCTGCGGGTTGCTTCTCTCATCCCGAATACTCCGAAAGCTGGTGCAGAGATACAGAGCACCAATGGTGGAGGGGGATTGTAGTTCTGGAAGATTTGGATGGGGAGGGTTACTACGATGGGGTCAGGACCATAACTCTGCGAAAGATTATGAGGAAATATACTTAATACTCTTCACGCATCCAGCGGGGAAGGCTGTGATAGAAGACCACTCCCCCTTCTCATCCTTGGTGTTTGCCACCTTAACAACATCTTTATTCTTCTTGATTAGGAACCCAGTAGTTTGTAGGGTTGGGGGGTTAACTTCATCTGGCTTTTCCCAACCAGAGGTTCCTATGATGTCTTGCCATTGGACAGTGACAAGAGGTGCCTTCTTCATTTTTCGAGCACATTGTCAACCCGCTCAATAAGCTTGACTCTCAAGTCCCTCATCTTATCTTTGAGGCGGTTTATCCTTTCCTCCTTCACATCATCGCGCAGAATTCTATTCATTAGAATTTTATTGCTCTCTTTCTGGAGTCTGGTGATGTCTCCAACAATGTCCTTTCTGGTATCATCTAATTTGAATAGCTTATAGTCTTCGCTTTCTTTGAAGTTGTTGTAGTAATCTCCGCGCCCGTATACCTCAAGTATTCCATCATTCAAACCCGTAGCCATCCGTATGGATGACTCATATTCCTGATACTTGTCGTATACAAATCTATTCCTAGTTGCTGTCTCGTCAAAAAGCAGCCTTCTTGCAAAAGGAACCTTCGTCCATTTGACCTCACCCGTTTCTCTATGAGTTAACCTTCCGCCGCCGGGGGTAATCATCCATACGAGGTCGGTGCTTCTCTCAACGAAACGACCAGCACCACCTGCCACTGTCTCCCAGATATACTCGAAAATATCGGGCGGTATACTGACAAAACCAGCCTCGACTTTAGACCCAAAAGAAAGAACATTGAGTGCGCGAGAAACCCCTTTGGTGATAACACCAGTGGATGACCAGTATCTTTCAGAAGGAGGATCAGATGAACCCCATGCTGGGTCTTTGTATATTGGTTGCCCAAAATAATTTTCGTTGACAGCAAGGTCTATTAATGGGTCTGAGATAGTTGGACTCACGGTTTGGAGGGCCGCAATAACTAGATCGTCGCTGCTCCCAAAAGAGAACGGAACAAAAGACTCAGCGGCTGAGGACATAACGTGCATCGTTGCTCTCCCCGGATTAGTATGACCCATCATCAGGGCAGCTAATGTGTCGCCAATAACGTAGGGAATATTATATCCATAAGGAAGAGGAATCTTGAAGAAGGTATCAAAGCCCGGCAAGTAGATGTGGGCCTGCCTTCCTCTCGCTCTTAAATCAATCTGCCTGTAGCGGTTGATCCCGTCTTCGTCATCACCAGCGAGAAGAGAATTCAAAATCCCTTGAGAGAAACTGAAGAGAGCTATGCTCCCCATTATCTTCTGCACACGAGTGAATCCTCTATCTCCTTTGGGTCTCCGGAACATTGCCTGAAACATTCTTGCAGTACCCTGCACAGATGCGCCAAAGAAAAGGTAGAGAGAGTTAAGGGCTGCGCTCTTCTCGCCCTTCTTAGAAAAGTTAACCGTGAGGTTTCGGGAAATATCTGCAGCCCTTCTCATGGCTCTCTCTTCCGTCATCCCATTGGCTATAAACTCGTCTCTCGCGTTCTTGTAGGTGGCCAGCCTCATAGTGTTTTCAAAAACAGCATTGTACTCGCCAACAAACTCCAGCATTTTGTTCTTGAATCTTCTGGCTCCAGCAGCTGTAGTGTCGTTGATGTAATCGTTAAGCTTCTTCTCGAACTCGGCTGCATCCCTGAAAGCAAAGAAATCTATGCGGCCTCCTTGCTCAGAAAACTCTTTAGCTAATGCACTCCACTCAGTGTTGAACTTCTTATCTCTGATAAATTCTTTCAGCCCAACCCCAGCTAGTTTAATGTCTCTGAAGACTTTTCGCGTAAGCGCCTCTGTATCCTTGAACTCGGCAGTCGTTTGCTTAACTCCCTGCAAGTTGATCATTGCAGTCTGAAAGTCTCTGATAAAGTTAGTCAATACAAACTCAGGGTTGATGGAGGTATGAACAGCGCTGAACCACCTGTTAACTTGAGAAGCAAACTGCATGAATGTCCCGGAGTCAGCCATGTTTGTGCGGTTGAACGCTTGGCCTATCCTCTTGTCCTTTACGAGGATCACCATTTCCTTCCCGTTCTGTTTGAAATGTATATTGTGATCCGGATCAGTCTGCTGTTTCTCATGAAGACCTAGCAGAAGATGGCCGTCTATCCTGTGATCTTCATATGTGTCCCTGTTCACCACAATGGCAAAATCTTTTAGGTCTTCCTTATTCTGCAAAATAACTCTGGCAAAAGACATCACCACTTTATTCTTTTCTACGCGATCAATCTGATGATCCATCCGCATAACAGAATGCGCCCAAGTGTTTTCAGCTTCAGTCACACGACCTGTTGCTGCTCTTGTTTCAACACCGCTGATGCCTAACTTTCCGGGCTTTAATGATCCCTCGAAGAAAACATCATTGTAGGTGATCCCTTCCCCGTACAATGGCACATACGTGTCTTTAAATCCTTTATCTGTATACGCCAGAGGGAGTGTACCGGGACGCTTTTTATTGGTCCGGGCAACCTCTTCTAGGTTCAGCAAGCCGCTCTCCAGCTGAAGCTCCAAGGTAGCTTTGTTAATTGCGTAAACGTACTTGGCAGCTTCTTGAAGGTTCTCTAGTTCTTTAGGAGAAAGCTTGTTTATTAACTCTTCCTTAATGCTTTCCGCATCTTTGTGCAATTCACCAGTTTTCTCAAGATGTTCTTGAGCAGCCTTTTTATCGCTAAATATTCCAGCAGAAAATTGATGACCGTTTTTCTCCTTCATCACCCTGTTACGATGAGGAGCGTGTTCGGCATAGAGCCACCAGTGCAGGTCAATCCCGCTTACCTTGTGCGTCTTCAAAAAGTTTTTAAAAGGCTGGACCATCTCGTCATGAAAGCGCCTGCGCTTGTAGTTGACTATGTTCTTGTAAGCCCCATGATAAAGAGACGGGAGATCGCCCTCGTTTATTACGCCCCCTCTCAACCGAATAGATTCTTCAAGCCTTCTTACGGCAATGAAATAATCTTCAATCCATTTCCTGATGTCATCACCGACATACATCTGGTATCTATGCTTGCCTAGCTTCCTGATAGGCTTGCCAATGAGGGCGGGTCGTCCGGGCCTTATCTCCCGCACCATGAGGAAGTGCTCCCACCATCTTTCTGGGAACGGCATATCCTCTACAAACCAGTTACCTTCAAACCCCTTCGTAATGAGCGGGTCTTGATGCTCCCGCATACCAGCAACAAGTCTAGAGGCTCTTGCAGTAGTTGACGACTTATGCCCGAGATCACCAGAGTAAAGGGGAGTGTTGAGAAAGTTAGCCGCGAACAGTGCGTTCCCATCCGTGGAGAGGGAGGCGTATTTCCTTGCAGCAGCCTTAGCAAAGATTAGAATCTCTTGCGGTCCTATCCACTTCGGGTTGACCCACAACTTGAGACGAGCCAACCCATACAGGATTGCATCTACTATCGCCCTCCAGAAAGGGGAATCAGTCATAGCTTCTGACTCGACAATGTATGCCATTACCTCTTCGAGAATGAGCGCCTGATTCTTTGAATCCTTTTCGTTCATCTGGCTCTTTATCTTATCGTATAGCTCACCAATCTCCTGATCGGTGTTAGCCAAAACCGCGACCTGCATTAAGAGTTTCTGATAGAACTTCTTCCCCATAACAGCTTGCATACCATGAGAGCCAATCTCATGTAGGGCAACGGGAACAATACGATCCTCTGAAATATTATCCGCAATCAGCCACACCTCATGGTTAAATGTTACGGCCCTTACCCCAGAGGTGAAGTCAGAGCTATTGTCTCTAAGGTTAAGAGGGAGGTCTCCCTCGCTCTGGACAACACGAACAAAGTTAAAGATTTGAGTTCCCAAGGCTTCGTTTATTCTGTCTATAACAACAGTTCGATCCGCCCCCTTTTCTCCAGTCCTTTTAACCAACCTATGAAGGAAACCATTCTCTGTATATTCCCCCTCCAGAACAAGAGAGTGGAGCAGTTGCCCCTTTTTAGCGTATAACGCTCGTTGTTTTAGAGCATCCGGCAGGTCTTCAAGCGCTTGTATATCTTCTGTTAAGCCAGCGGCTACCCCTTGTATTTGAATCTCTTCCAACCCCCGCAGCATTTCCGGAATAGGCAGTTCGTTAAGAGCGTCTCTTCTTGCTTTCTTTTTTAACTGGTTAGCTTCCTTATCCGTTAGCTTACCCGCTTCTTCCATGCGCTCTTCAACTAACTTATTCGTGAGATTGTCCACAGCTTCAACATATTGTAAAGCGACATCTTGTGACTCTCTGTTTCTCGCCAGCAATTGAACCCCTGAGCGTTCCTCCCAAGTTTGTTTTATAACCCCAGCTTTTTCTACAACATCTCCGGGAGGTGTTTCCGCCCCTTGAACCCTCTTGCTATAAAATTCCAGACCCTCAAGCTCTGTGATAGAGGCTTGTATTTTCCCTATCTTTTTCTTTTTAGCCGCCTCATCTTTACGTGATAGCTTTTTCTTGGCTTCCAGTTTCTGAATGTCTTCGTTAAGTCTAGCAATAGTCCTCTCGATTTTTGCTATATCTTTTTGTCCGGGTTTGGCGGTTGGGGTATAAGTAATTTTCTTGAGACCCAACCCAGTGACATCAATAGCGCGTCGTTCTTGTCTGCCGGTTGCCCGAACCTTTTTAAGCTCAGTCTGTTTTTTTGTCTTCCCCCATTTCTTTACATTCTTTAGCCCGGCATCAAGCACTGTCACCTTCACATCTTGTACATCATTCATCGCTCCGTCAGTAGTTTGAGGAGCGCTGCTTGTGTCAACCGAAGTCGGCCTTCCCCCTACCTTGGTGAGTTTCCTATTCTGGAGACCCGGAACACGAAATCGAATAACTCGGCCCAACTCTTTGGGGGAGGGAATGTCCTTCCCTACACGACCTGCAGCAAAGGGGTACTTCCCAGCAGCAAGCTTCTGATAATAACGAGGTTTCCCAAAAACTTGTCGAGCTTCTTCTAAAGTTCTAAACTGTCTGGAATTCTCAGGAACAAAAGGATCGCTTACTTCATACCTCTGCCATAGTTCCTCTTCTTTCCCATTGGGGGTAAAGGAAAAATAAACCCTATCTATAATAACCCCATAGGCATTCTTCCATCTTCCAGCGGCTACTATTTTAGTAAATTCACCACCCCTAAATTCAGGCGAGTCAATGTGTCCCATCTTCCCGTAGGGAATAGCGAGCCGAAGCCTGAATCTCTCTACTATATCTTTTGCCCCCTCAAAGTTCCTCTCGTCACTCTTGACGAACTCCCAGTACCTTCCTTCCCTCCAAGCTTTGGGCCAGCGCTTCCCTTCATATGTGGCGAACCGCTTGATTGATCGACGCTCTACAGCTAGTTGAAGTTCCTCGTAACGAGCCTTCAGCCCTCTGTATATTAAAGCCTCGTCTGTGGTTTTTAATTTGCTCTTGTCTAACAGGAAAGCTATTTGAGGCTCATCAGATTTAAGTACTAATTTCTCCGCGACGGCTCTTACTTGCCCTCCCGTTTCTGAGAGTGGATACCATGCGTCAGTCGGAGTTCTCAGCAGATCAAGGGTATCAATGTCTTGGTTCTCTGTGACTTCACCCCTAACACGAGCAAGCTTATCTCGTCTGGTCTCTTTCTTATACCTCTTCTGAGCAGCCTTATATAAACGCTCAAGCCCTTCTTCTGCTGTGATGGTGCCAGCGTCTACCTTCTCTTGCAATTCTGCGGGGAGCCTAAGGAGAGGTCTTCCAATAAGAGTTAGTCCTTTAGCTATCTCATAGAATTTAATCTCCCTACTGTCTTGGATACGCTGAATTTCCGTCTCCAATTTTGAGGAACTCATTCGTCCAGCCGCTGCAGCCTGCCTAGCCTTCGCAACCTCTTCGTCAACCTTCTTCTCTGCTTCTTGGATGACATTCCTGAGCATAGCAAATCTTCGGTTGCCTATCCTACTTTCGGTGAATTCTCTATAGACTCCTCGATAGGTCTCTCCCTTTGACGCTCTCTCTATAGAAGCAGGAGTTCCTTGTTCACGCTTCCTTTTGTCTTGTTGCGCTATGTTATATAATTCGTTCTCTTTCTGAGTGTTAATTCCTTTCTGGCTGTGCTTTGTTACAACAATCTGGTCTAGGGAGGCTTCTGTTTTTCTCCCCCCTCCAACAGGCTCAATCAGAAATACATCCTTTTTCTTTTTGTGAGTCCCAACAATGTTGAACTCTGTCTCTAGAAAATTCCCAATCGCTATCTCAAGTTCCAGTTCTAGAATATCTAGACCTTCTCTCAATTCCGCTTCGCTTTTTTCAGCAACAACAATTAGTTCATGAGAAGGACTTACTGTAACAATAGGTTTAGCATGAACTCTTTTCTTGAAAAGCTTCCCGAGGCTATCAAGTTTTCTCTGGGACTCAGCAGATAGTTCGAGTTTCGCCGGTCTTGCTGCCCCGCTTCTCTGGGCTAGTTTAGGAATAGCCCGTCTTATAGCCATCATAACTTCGTGATCAATGGTCTTCTTTCCGGGGAAGAGTTGTCCAAAATATTCATGGGAAAGCCAACCCTTCTCGTTAGCCAGATCAAATAACTCTTGATCAGTGTACCCCCAGTAATTCCATATCTCATCTGGAGATTTAACATCTTGGAGTACTTTTTCGTATATCAACTCTACGGCAGCTTCCCCTCGTCTTTCAAAAAGTTCATTCGCTTCTTTGGTAACTACATCCAGAAAGGTGGGGCGATTAGGTTTCTTGTCTCCAAGAAGCCTCTTCAATCTGATAATTTTCTCAGATACTATGCGAACCATCGAGCCTTCCTTTTGCATCTCGGAGGCCCATATGGTTGGCCTCAACTGAACTTTCGATCCAATGGCTACTTCCTTGGGGGTGCGGGGAGGGGCAGAGATTCTTGAATTAAAAGCAGCTTCAGTCTCGTCATACCCTACAGTGAACGCCCACCTTCCCCTGCTTTGGCTCCCACGTAAAGAGTCATAAACCTTTTCAGGGGTAGCTATCTTAGCTCCCTTCGGCATTTTTAATGCGTGTTTCTCATTCTCGGGATCGGTCAAGTACGCTCTATTCTCAGCTATGTACTCCCTCATATTTTTCTCATCTTTCGGCGTAAAGATCGCGCCCTCTTCCTCTAAGACAGCAGTTAACTCTTCGGCGCTGATTGTGACATCGCTATACTGATCAATGATCTGATCATAAAGAAGTTTAGCTTGAGATTTTAAGTCCTCTATAACCTGTTCTTTGGATTCTTGAAACGCAATCTCTGGTGTCGTGCTTCTTAAAAGTCTTTGATATAGTTCAGACAGTCTGCCAAGAGATATGTAATTTTGTTCTTGCACAGTGGTTGGAATAGCCATCCACATAACACTGTCTGTATCTTCCTTGGTAAATTCCGATCCCTCAAGGGTGGCCATGTCAATCCTGTTAGCCACCTCCATAGATGTTTCTTTAACGCGACCCCTCCTGCGAACAACACCAATGTACTTGGATCGTATCCCAAATTCCTTAGCAACCTTAGCTAATTCTTCTATGGGAATATCCTTAATGACTCCATACATTCTTTTAAGCTCATCAAGCTGGGCTATAATTTCTAGATTTCTTTGGTCATCGACATACTGCTGCCCAATAAGCTGATCGTTCTTATCATAAGCAAAAAGACGAGCAACTCCCATTCTTCCTTCGCCCGGTTTCTTGTCCCGCATATAGGGGATTCTATTGCCGTCTTCATCTAAAAGGTATTTCCCTACCTCTTCAATCTCTCCTAAACTGGTTAAGTCTGTTCTCTGTTGCTCCTTCTTCGCAGCCCACTCAGGATTAATCTTGAAAGCTAACAGCTGCCCTTTGGGAGGGCGCTCCCTAACAGTGTAGGTTCCCGAAGGGGCTATGTTTACAATTGCGTCTGTTCCTCCTTTCTTGGTAGCCTCCTCTATTTCCTTTTCGGTTATCTTGGCTAGCCAATTCTTCTCGCCCCAAATGCCTTTTCTCTTAGCTATCCTCCGGAGAACTGTCTCGGCTTTAAGGTTAGCGATTGTTAGAACAGCCCCAGAAAATTGAGGGTCTGCCGTTTCTAAATCTATACGAACTCCTAGCGGATCAAGAGGAATACGAACCGGGACACTCACTCTCTTCCAAAGTTTAAGGTTCCCATCTTTATCCTTATGCGGATATTTTTTATCAACCTCTATCCATTCAACCTCGGCCAACGATGGGTGAACCGCAATTCTTTTACCATCTTTCCCGGACACATCCAAGAGAAGTTCTTCAAAGTGCTTAAGCGCATAAATATCAGGACCATCCGGGAGATACATATCAAGCAACTTCTGAACCTGCCCTCTCCTGTCCCAAGGGAACTCAGAGGGGATGACAATGTTATCTCCTAGATCGCTTCTGGCATAATCCTCAAGAACAAGAGCCTCAAATTCTGAAGACTTTGCAAAATCAGCCAGATCAGAATTTGTGACTGGTGCTGCCGCCCCCTTAATATCGTAACCCTTTTCATCCGCTTCCCTTATAACGGTAACAGCTTCTTCCGGATATCCCTCCGCTCTGAACCCAGCCTTGCGTCTAGCCGCTTCTGAAGGTATCCCTTTCGCAATAGGTATCCTTCTAGTTTCAAATCTCCTTCTCTTCCTGACTTTTACGCCTAAATCTTTCTGCGTTTGACGTTCTAGTTTTCTAGGACTGGGCTTTAATTCTGCTTTCTTTTCCCCTGCTAGTATCTCTTTTCTACGGGCTAAAGCAACTCGTGTTTCCTCCCCAGTTAATGCGCCCAACTCCCTTATGCGTTCTCCACGCCGAGCCTCTTCCCCTTCAGTAACAGCAGCTATTCTATCCGCTTCCGCTTTCCTTTCAAGCTGTGTGTTAAGCTGAAGATTGCGAACCCTTGAAAGAATTGTATCCAGTGGAATCCCATACTTCTCTACCAAGGATACAGCTTCTGCAATATTCTCTTTGCTGACAAATGGGTCTCTTCCTGCGGCTTTCAGAGCCTCAACAGCAGCGGCTATATTGCGAAATCTCGCTTCCTCTCTTGCAGCTTGCCCCATTTTACCGAGGCCCAGAGCTTCAAATTCCTCTAAGCCTACAGCTTGCCTTATATTCGCAAGAATATCCCCCCCAATGAAATCTTCAATCGCCTTGATCAGCTCAACTTTCCTTCTCCATCTGGGGAATCCTTCTTCTTCAGTGATTCTGCCATGTTTCGCAACAAGAGATGTTTGAGAAGCATCAGGAGCAATCACTATACTTAACCCATCTAGTATTGACGCTATCTCCTCTTGAGATAATTTATCTACAACAGGAGAATACATCTCTCCGGTCTTTTGATCAAAGCGAGGCTCTATAAGGGCCAAATATCTTTCGAGAAGGGTAGATTTTTGAAGTTCTTTTAGTTCCTGCCTCTCTGCTACAGCGGCCTTAACCTGCGACTTCGGCATATCTCTCATGGTCTCATGAGCAGAAGCTAGAGTTAACTGAACGGCAGTCAGTAAATCAGCCCTTTGGTCAGTAGCCGCGCCCTCTCTACCAAATCGCGCTCCCTCTCCCGGTTCTGTATAAGCTATCCCGCCAATCCAATCATCAAGCTGTTTCTCTCTGGCCTTCGGGTCTTCAACCTCCAGATCAACAGGCGCACCTGTCTCGTCTGCGGGTCTTCCGCCTAAACCTAGTTCTGCTTCCAGCTGCTCAATATCTACCTTTAGCTGTGCTGATTTTAGTCTTCTTTTCTTTGCTGCTTTTGTTTCTTTTGGAGGGATGTCTAAAGCACTTGCTGCTTTTTGACTGGTTGAGTCAACATATGGAGCTTCTTGACCCGGAGGGGCAGGATAAGAGAGGAAAGGGTCTGCCATTTCGGCTGGACCCGGTTCAAATTGTCCAGCGCTGGCTAGACCACTATCAATATCCTGTAAATCTTGTGCTGTTAAAGTTGGTTTGATTCTTTGTGGAAGTCTTCTGGGTCCGGTTCTCCCAAACCCGCCAAGGCCAGCGCCAAGAAGAACGCCAGCGGCTCTAGCTTCCATCCGTTCTGCGACTTGCTCTGCTGTGATTGGGACTATCCCATAAGCGTAGTCCACATACTCTTTAGCAAGATCGTTATCATTCAGAAAGTTGACCGTTGCGGCCTCGATTACTGTCTGAACATCTTCTACAAGTCCTTCTGTTGCGCCCAGTTCAAGAGCGCGATAAAAGCGACTTCTCCACTTCTTGTCTCGGAGAAATCTATTTGCGATATGGCTTCCAAGGTCTCGGCTCTTGCCCATCGCCCTGATAACTTTTGAGCCGGGCCAGAGATCAAGTGAGCCAGCAAGCATTCCAGAAAGACCTGTTATGACTGGGTTGTTCTCTCCCGTTTCAAGAAGAGCGCTAGAATATATCTCTCCGGTATTGAGAAGAGCGCTGCTTAATGCAACCCCAGCAAGAGAGCTTCTATTAAAAGCTGTTGCTGGCATCAACCCTATCGCTCTACCAAGGGCAACCCTTCCCAATAAGGAACCCACGCCACCAGTGACAAGAGTGCCTAAGGCCATAGCGGCAAGATTGGGAACCTGCTTTACCGCTTCGTTAATTCCCCAGAGAGCGTGGGAGCCAATAGTTCCCTGTTCTTGGGCTTCTGCCCAGCTGTGAGGACCAGTGTATAGGGCTTCCAAGGATGAGATGTTATCCTGCATATCATAGACAAGATTCCGCGCAGCTATTCTCTGACCAACTGCAGCATCTTCAAACCCGGCTTTCTCCAGAAGAGAAGCTCCCATTCCCTGCATCCACGCTCTAGTACCACCAAGCTGCTCAAGGCCGATCTGCCAAGATAGTGCTAGGTCTCCAGTGAGAGAACCCTCTGGTTCCCCCGATGCCACATTGGGCATCTCATAGAGGGGAGGAAGTGTTGGGACTTCAAAAGCCGCCATTTAAATTACCATCCTCTTCTTTTCATCGCGTCTGGTGAATAATCTTTTCCTTCTCCTTTTCTAATCAATCCCCCTTGGAAGTTATGAGGCTCGTGAACCCCACCATAAAAAGGTCTCCCCGGAAAGGCTTCTTCAGCTTCTTCTTGGGTTTGCGGTCCCCTCGGGTCCATGCCAAACATTCGTCTCCAGTACTCTTCTCCATAGATCGGATCATACACAGTATAGGGAGCCTCATAGGGGTTGCCATACCACATGGAGGCTAATCCCGCACCAATCCGGCCCGGAGCATTTATTAATGTAGCTGGGATATCCCCCAAATAACCTGCAGTTAAAGCAGCCCATTCACGACCCGACCGAGGCATTCCTTCTGTCATCTTTCCTTTAATTCCAGAAATATCTTTTTGCAAGAGTTCATTTACAAGAGCGTCTCTAAAAGATTCTCCCTCTGTCCCGCCAAGACCTACTGCATTAACAATCTTACCAACACTTTTCATGGCCTCTTTGTAACGCTTAGAGCTTTTATCTTTACCAAGAGAGGTAACTAAGTCTTTTAACTCCTGCCCCTTCAATCTTGAAAGCGCGGTTTCCGCAAGAGAAGCAAAATCTTTCCCTTTAGGCTTCGGACTCTTAATCCCTTGAGATTCATAAACTGCTCTCCAAGCGGCATCTGCTCTACCTTGTTGCCTGACTACCAACCTAAGAGCCTCTGCGCCGCTTGTCATATTTCCTTCCTCATCATAGTCTGGCGGATTCTTAGCAAGCTCAGTTCCTAGAGAATCGAGATGCTCTGATTCTAGCTCGGCTCTTTTAAGAAGAGCCTTATAAACATTTTCACCTTTTTTAAGTTCTCCAGCTTTCCTAGCAGTCTCCTTTTCAGCGGCCCCTGTATACATCAAAGCGCCAATCTGCTGTTGTCTTAACAGCCCTTGTGAAAGAGCGTCTAATCCTTTTGACCAGTTTATAGCCATTAAATAACTCCCATGTCAGGTGGGGCTTCCATTTCTGTAGGGATGCCCATTTTAGTAATAGCTTGTTCTTCTGGGTAGCCACCTTCTATAGCCGAAGCCGCCAAGTCTTGTAGTCCCTGAGGGTCTATCTGTGGATCGCCCATCTCCCCATATTTAATAACCGCATGGATGAGAGCCTCTCCCTGATCCTGCTGCGCTATTTGTTCGCTTTGGCCTTTATATATTCCCTCGTTCTTGGCTAACTCAAACAAATCGTTTACTACATATGCCGCTAAGGAGAAAAGCAAATCTCTTGAGATAGGATTATCTCCCGCATCAGAAGCCTTCACTTCTCTATTAACCATTCTTCCGGCAGTCTGGCCAATGGTCTCATTAAGCCTATCTTGCCCAGACCTTAACCTCTCTACAACAGAATCATAACCTTCATCCCAAATAAAATCCTTAATGCCTCCCAAAAATATATCAACCTGCTTTGCTTCCTGATCGCTGGGTTCAATAAGGCCATCATCAACATCTTGCTCTATAGGGGCGGATGCACCCAAAAGACCTAGAGTTTCATCCTCAACAGTTCTGCCCGGTGGCCTTTCAAACCCTCTGACTGCATCTTTAATAGCCATTATGACAATCTCCTTTCACTTCCTCGCGTGATAAGACCAGCACCCGTGCCTAACCCAGAGGCTCTTGGCGCTCCAGTTTCAAACTGACGAGTGGAGGATCGACCAAAAACAGGCTCTCCAATTGACTGCTGCATCGCCGCCATTTGAGGCATTTGAGGAGCAGTAGTCGCAGCGCCTAAAGTTTGGCTCGGCATTAAGGAGGGATGGCTCTGCTTCCAGTCTACAGGAAGGTTACCAGAAGGCGCTCCATAAGAATATTTAAGCTCCTCCATCTCTTTCGCAGCGTCTATGTTCATTTGTGCTAATTCTTTATTAGCCGCAAGAGTTTTATCCAATAATTTCTCTTCCATAGCAAGCTGCTTTTCTTCTTTATTATCTAAAAAGCCAGCAGCCATTTGCACTCCAGTAGAAAGCATATTCATCTTAGTCATATAGATGAGAGCATCTCCTGTGGTCATTCCGCTTGCAGGAGCATTATTCGCTGCAATCCACTTAGTAATATCAGCTGTAGAAGCTCCTGCTAAGGATATACCTTGACTTGCGGCTAAAGCGTTTCTTGAGCCAACTACATAGTCTAGACTTGTACTAGCAGCGCCGCCAGTATAGGTTCCCAATCTCCCTCCGGCTTGCGCTGCCGCTAATCCTGTAGTCTGCGAAGAAGAAGAAGGAAGAAACAACCCACTGATCCCTTTGCCTATTACTCCTAAACCTTTAGAGAAATTGGCAACCCCGAAATCAAAGGCACCTGTAGCGCTAGAAGTAAATGCTCCAGCTGCCCCTCCCGCTCCTAGCATAGCAACACCAGCCCATACAGCAGCTGCAATTATCAGAGCCGGGCCAATCTTCTTGACTACTTTCTTTAATCCTTTGCCGATTTTCTTAACAGCCTTTCCAATTGATTTTACAACGCTACCCATAATTTACTCCTGTGGAAGCACGAAAGAATCCCCGATTCTAACTGCCCCCATCCTTTCATAAAGTGTTCGAGTTCTATCCTTGTCACCAATTCCTGAATTGATTCCCAGCATTATTTCTTTAACTCCGCGATTTTCTTTAGACCAAGATATAAATCTTCGCATCAATTTAGCCCCCCATCCTCTCCCTTTTTCTGTAACATAGAAAAATAAATCTGCCGCTTGCTTCTTTCTTGAGTACCATAGCTGATGAGTGACACCAATTAAAGCCCCTTCAATTTCTCCATCCAATTCAACAACGACAACAAAATGCTCCGCAGATAAAACGCATATCTGAATATTAGTTCTTAAAGTCTTGGGGTCTAATGGAACATTGTTGGAAATGGATTTAGTGTGGGCTTCCTTGACCACTCCCATTATCCCAGAGATATCCTTGCTCTCTGCTTTTCTAATCAATTATCAAACGCCAAGTTGGGGCCAGCCTCCTCCGCCTTTAATAAGATCAAGCATTCTCTTCCAATCATCATCCTTCGCTCCGGGAGCGGTGGCGATTTGCATAACCCAATCACCATACTTGCCCCAAGCGCCAAATGATTGAGCCATTAGTTCAAGCTTGTAGTTAAGAGCGCCTTGAAGCTTTGTAAGCATCTTATCATAAGCGTATTTATTAGCTTGAGCCTTTTGCTCGTTAGTCATCTGAGTGTTAAAGTAAAGATTATTTTGAAGCGACTGAACTTCCGCAGTTGCAATTGGAAGCGCAACATCCAGAATAGCATTCATAACAGCTTCTTGTGCTAGTGAACTATTTACAATTCCTCTTTTCTGCATTTGCTGAAGAGCTTTTGTAGAAGCAGCCTGAAACAAAGGGCTGTTCATATTGATGACTTCCTGTAATTTATTAGACAAATCCATCTCGTCAGTTAATGTAGCCATATCAAAAGGCTCAACATCAACCGTGTACACAGAACTGGTAGGGTCAGTGAAATCTAGGGCTGGGGGTGGGGGGGCTGGGGGAGCAGAAGTTGGAGGAGCTTTAGGGGCAGCAGAAACAGCCGCAGTAACAGGTCTAGAAGAACCAGAGCTTTTTTTCTTGACTGCTCCTCCTAATCCTCTTCCCTCTCCTTTACCATACTCCCAATAATGCATTGCCCCAAATTCAGCGGGAGAAATTTTACCCTCGGGATAGGTTGCTGCATAATGCGCTTTAAGGTCTGGGTATGCTTCCATATACTCAGCATATACTGGGTCTTTAACCCCTGTGCTTCCTGCCGGGCCGGGGCCATAGGGCTTAGACGCAGGCATCCCTCCTGCTCCGGGTTTTCCAGTATAGCCTGAGCTTCTGGAACCAGTTGTCGTTGCTGTCTCCCCAATATCACCACCTTGCCTAAAATGGGGGGTGCCCTTGTAAGCGGCAAGGGAGTATTGGTCCGCTGGCCAGCCCAGCTGTTGCGCTCGTGCTTTCCACGCTGCGTAAGATTTTGCCATAATTTATCTCCTAACTCCTCTGGGTGTAAAATCTACAATAGCCCCTTGAAGAGTTATTGGCTTATCGTATACAGAACTGTTGCTAATAATTAATCCCATGTTCATTCCTATCCCGTTTATCTTAACCCTTTCAGATGCGACAACTGTTACTCCAGTGCTGCTATTACTTATATCAGCTTCCGACCATTGATCCGCTGTTACCGTCACCGAATAAGTGCTAGATATTGGAGACGTTTTCGGAGTAAATGTTCCACCAAAGTCATATGAAGGAGTCAATGTTAAAGTTGTTGAGGTATCAGCATTAACTTCTAACCCTAGTTCTCTAAATCTTTTTCGAGAACCCGGAGAATCATAATGATAATAAGCTGTCCTAACAAAAGAAGAAACAGTTCCGCCGTCAAAACTCGTTCCAGAATCTATTCTCCGAACATACCCGTCATCAAAGCCTCCATATAAAACCTCAAATCCATTGGAGTCTTCTGCAGACGCAAGACACTTAACCTGATGGTCCAAAGTAAAAGGCATTAACCCCTGATTCTTTTTATTTATAAAAGTCATCTCAACGCCAGTCTTATCGTCAAAATATAAACGATATTGATTCTTCCCTCTAACCCTCAAGGAGCCAATAGCGTTGTCTTTTTTAGTTTGGATATACGGGTCAATCTTATCTGAAGCCACAGCAGACTGAAAATCTCCAAAGTACTGAACAGTGAAGATAGAAGTAATCCCTCTATCATCCAAGAAGAATGTCTGGTCCATTTTTTGAAGAGTATAAGGAATCGCCCCAGCCCCAGCGTGAAATTTTCTCAACTCCCAATCAGCAGAGGATGTTCCGTACAACATATACGCATCATTCCTCGTGAAAACAGACATAACATTATTAACTTCTGTAGAAAACCCGCTAACATTATCGCCTATTCCAAGTTCCGATGCTCCCGTGAGAGCGCTCCACTTATTGGGAGCAACTATACTGGAATGCTGAATCGACCCATTAGGGAAAGAATAGAATAAATGTTTTTGATGCGCCGCAATATGGTCTGGAGTATCAGGGGCCATTCCCGTATGGATTGGAATAAAGGTTGTCCCATCCCAAGAAAATCCCTTGCCAACTGTATTAACCCCGTACATCGTTATTCCGGTAGTCTCTCCACGGAAATTATAATTCGTAAATTCGTATTGACCACCAGCAGGTAATGACAAAGAGTACTGAGTACCATCTGCTGTGGCAACCGTAGTAGAAGTTGGTTCTGATGCCCCATTAACTAGAGCACGTTGAACGCCGCCAACATTTATTGGTTCGCTATTAGTCCAAGTTCCGCTATTATCTTTTATCGAGATAAACCCTGCCGCATCACCGCCAGCCAGCGATCCGCTATTAATTGTCACGCTGGTTACTGTAGCAGTCTTTCCTGAGGTTGCCCCTGTAATGGTGTCCCCAACTTCTATCTCTATTGATCCCGTATCGAAAGCGAGGAGAGGCATACTTAAAGCTTCGTCGTCTACAAAAGTGCCTGTGATATTCGTTAGCACCATTACCCCAGTTGCGCCGGTACTCCAAGCCCCGTAGTAGGAGATTCCCATTAAATCTCCCTGAGCACCTCCGGCCCCAACAATAGTAGTAGGAGTCCCAGAGTCTCCGGGAATTGGTTCTCCATTCGCAACAGTACCATCAAAGTTTAATCCAGTCCCGAGATCAATTTCTGTCCATCCAGTAGAAGTTGATTTATACATCCCGGCACTAGCGCCACCGGATTTATTTCTAAAAGAATAAACATCGCCATTAAAAACCCAAACACCAAGAACGGCCCCTTCTCCGGGGACCACTTGAATAAGACTTCTCTGATCTTCTATAGCTGTTCGTGCTTCAGCAACAATAGTAGACCCGTCATAAATCTCCCTCAATACGGGAGGCCCATAAGAAAGGGCAGTGGCAAGAAGC